TTTTGATGACGATAAGTTAGAAGAACTATATGCTCAGATTAAACCATTATCGGTATATACTGATCCTAAGAACTATAAAACTTATGACGAATTGAAGACTAAGTTAATGCGTGTTCTTGGTGAATCTCGTCCAATGACTACCGCAGAACGTGTCGACCTTGATACTAAAGCTGAAGCACCGGTAAGGAAAGAAGCACCTGCTAAATCTGAAAAGATAGCAGTTGACGATACTCCTACTAGTACTGAAGAAGATGACTCATTGAGTTACTTTGAGCAATTAGCAAACAGCTAAACAGTTTAAATGAATAAAGGAGGGGATCGTTAAGATCCCCTTTTAGTATGCGGGACTATATGCCATTGATCTAATTAAATCATCAATTCCACGGTTATTGTTATTCACAATAGTTGTATTATTTGATGAAGTATTATTAACCGCACTTGTATTGATTGCTGAAACTACAGCATCAGTTCCTGATTGTTTATCCATATCACTTAGTTGATTATTAGCAATCTGTGCGTCCCTTAATGCCGAAACTGGTTTATCAGACTCCAAGTTGGGTGATACCATATCGCCACCAAACATTTCCTTTAGGCCAAGTGGATCAGGCATCATTGACATTATAGAACTAGTATCGCCACCAAACATTTCCTTTAGGCCAAGTGGATCAGGCATCATTGACATTATAGAACTACTATCGTCACCAAACATTTCCTTTAGGCCAAGTGGATCAGGCATCATTGACATTATAGAACTACTATCGTCACCAAACAACATTTCGCTAATACCAAGCGGATCAGGCATCATTGACATTATAGAACTACTATCGTCACCAAACATTTCCTTTAGACCAAGCGGATCAGGCAGCATTGAATTAATCTTTTCAAGTGGTGCATAGCCACGCTTAGCCTCGTCAACTTCAACTCTGCCGTCATTTAAGCGTGCTTCCGGCGGCGCATCTTGAGCCTTTGTTACTAAGGCACTTTCCTGTAGTGCCTGCTCTTTCATTATAGCGTTTTCTACGATTGAAGACGTGCTACTCGTTTCGAGGTCAAATCCTTTGAAATTACTAGCTTCTTGGTCTTTTTGTTCAGGAAACGAATAAGCTTGAGGCTCTAAAGTAACTTCGCCATCAACAACTTTAACACCTAACGCTTCACGTTTAGCAACTTCTTCTTGAATAAATTTATAATCTTCAGCGTTTAGTGTATCGGAGCTTTTCAATATTGATTTAAGTTCGCCTGTTGATACATCAGTAATAGCGCTACGATCTATTGAAGCATCAGTAAATAAGCCGCCATCATTAAAGAAATCAGACGTTGCCTGTTCACTTGCTTTCTCAGTTTTTGTCACTTTAAGTGCAGCAATTTCTTCGTTAAGTTCAGTAATTTCTTCGTTAAGTTCAGCTGCAACTAAAGGATTAGTATCAGGATCTTCAGCTTCTGCCTTCCTAGCTTTAATAGCTTCTTCTTTACGCGCAATATCTTTATCTTCTTGAGTCATATCAGCATCGTCACCGGTGCTAACTCCTATTGATTCTAATATGCTATCAGGTATAAACGACTTTGCCCAATCTGGTATTATAGCAGCAATAAACGATTTTATAGCATTACCTATTGTTTCAACCAAACCTACAACAAGATCTTTTATTGCTGTGAATGGTGATAGAATAATATCAATGATGCCGCCGAATATACTGCTCAGGCCGCCAAATATTAAGCCAAGATCGAACGTAAATATGCCTTTTATAATATCAAAGATACCGCTAAAGATTTCGCCGAACCCGTTAAATAGGTCGCCGATAAGTGCACCAAATACTTCAAACGGTACAGAGATTACATCAAATACGCTCTTGAATAAATCAATAACTAATCCTATTTTCTCTTTAATTATATCGACAAAACTAAATGAGTCAAGCATCTTTGAAAAGTTATCAAAGCCTAAAGCATCGGCAATCCAAGAAATTAAACCCTTAGGAATATCAAGTATAATACCGATGAAGTTACCAATGAAACTGCTAAAGAATTCTTTCAGCCCTTCAAAGATTGAACCTGTATCGCTAAACACGTCAAACGCATCACTAAATGCCTCGACCAAACTGTATATTGCAATACCTATAGCTGCGACTACGGCCGCAATTGCTAAAACTGGACCTGCGCCTAATGCACCTAACACACCACCTATGGTAGCGAACACACCACCTATAACACCTAATGATGTGCCCACAGTCGCAATGCCTGCAGTGATTGAACCAATTACACTAATAACGCCCATAATTGCTGCTATAACACCAGCAATGGCTAATACAGCTGAAACTAATGGATTATCTTTCACAAAGTCTTCAAGACCTTCGGTGCTTCCACTAAATAGATCAGTGATTGCAGTTATACCTTGCGTAAAGACTTTCATAACCTCGTCTAATATCTCCATTGCTTTTTCTGGAGCAACGAACAACATTATCAAACCAGCTATACCAATACCTTTTGCAGCGCCGCCGGCTATTTGTCCTAAACCTTCTCCAAGCTTTGAAACACCATCATTTAAGTTAGTCATTGCGGCAGCCATCTTACCTGTTACGGTATTCGATTCACGTATGTCTTCTTGAGACTTTTCTGACTTTCCAGCATCAATAGTTAGGTTTGAAAAGGCCTCAAGTTGATTAAGCGCGATTTCGCGAGATTCAGCTGATGAGGTGTCCAATGTGCTTCTTAAACGTTCAAATTCTTCGCTTAACTGTTCACCATTGTTTAGTTCTTTAAGACTGACTGATATATCAGATGTAATATTATCAATGTCGACTTTTATTTTTTGGTCTGATAATGCAACTTTAAGTTCTTCGATAGAATTGGGGGTAATAACAGTTTCACTAGATGTATTGCTGGCGGTTTCCTTTAATGACTCAGTAGTTTCCTTTATTGCTGCGGTAGTGTCCTTTGAAGCCATGACTATAGCTTTGTTAGAACTAACAGTTTCACTAGGAACGCTTTTAATATCAGTTTCGGTTTTTAGCTTCTGTTTGGATATAACGTCTTTAAGTTCTTTAATTGACTCGTTTATATCTTCAAAGATTTTGGCATCTTGAATGCTTTCTTCAGTTTCTAATTTTTGTATTGAACCAGTCATGCTATCTGATACTAATGCAAAACCGATTTCAAGTGTTGCCCCAAGAGATTTGAAACTATCATTGATAGCATCAAATATTTCATTAAGGTATATTGATTCGCTTTCTTCAATACTATCTGAAGATTCTTTAATTTGGTTTATAACAGCCGTTAGTGTTGACATCTATTTCCTCGACATATAACTTGAAAATCCCATGAACGCTCCCACTATTGAGCCACACATAAGATAAAACATTACTATAATATCTATAAGGATCTTTAGACGGTCGTCTGGAATTATAGGACTCAAAATAACAATAGTTAAAATAAAAGCCGCAACTAACGTGGACGTTGCCATATTTCGTTGAGCTAATAATTTCCCACGATAGATCGCTAATTCCTTTTCGTCCACTTTATTATCGCCGTTTATGTCGAGGTCGTTACTCATTACTTTTACCGCCTGTTATTGCGTTCTTGAATCTTTTGATTCTCTTCTTCAATGTGAGCCGATAATAATGCAACGTAGATCTGTCTTTCCCAAGGTGCCATAGCCTCAAGTTCACTTAAAGAATACTTGTGAAATTGGACCATGGCAAAATTAGTCTTATAATAATTCTCAAGAGAATCGTGGGAAAGACCAATTAGAAAAAATTCTTCAGACCCTCAATAGTCAGCTCGTTAGTTGCACCACACTTCATACAATTAAATTTTGAATCGAGAACCGCGTGTGGGGTGTCTTTTAATGCATCAGCTATTGTTTTTAATTGCATCGATGATAATGACTCAATAAATTCAATCAGCTCTTTTGTTGTATAATCATCACTTGAATGTATTTCATCACTGGTGTAAATAGTATCAATACATGATACAATTGTTGACAGCTCATCAGTATTCTCTTCTTCAGACATACGCTCAGCATCTTTAAATGATGGGTACTTTAACACAATGCCTACTTCATCGGTCAATTTGATTTTAAGATCGGTTTCTGTTTCTGTTACTCTACAGTCTTCAAGGTTCAATGAAACTTCATTGCTATGTTGACATTCTTTACATTTAATTAAAACATCAGAAGTTTCGCCAATTGACTTTGACCTAATTTTAATAAACAAGTATTCAAAATCATACATTGTTAGTTTGCTTGCATCAATTTTGCCTAATGTGCAAGACGTTATTAAATCGCGTGCAGCTCGGATCATTTGCCCTTTATCACCAGATTCTTTTGCTAAAAGCAACATCTTTTGGTCTTTTACAGTAAAAGGCTTATAGGTAATCATCTTCTTTGTTGATGGGATCTTAACTTTGTAAGTTACGGAATTCAGTTTTGGGAGTGCCATTATTTACCTCAATAGTTTATTAAATTGTTTAGTTTATTTATCGACCGATTTATCTATGATGTATCTATCATACGCAAATGTTACGGTTAATCGGGTTATATCGTTTTCATTTACGTTGCTAAGTTCTATCGATGATTGAACAATTGGGTATGCTTTTTCAAGAGTTACGTTATAAATCTTTTTATTAGTTGTGTCCAATTGATGTATATTCACCGTGCTAGCATACGTGTCTTTATATCCTAGCCTATAAGTGTCGGGGTCAATAATTTCAGCCATCCATGCATCAAAGAATTTTTTAGTTTGGTAATCATTAGTTAGGAGGAACGTTATAGTGACAGGATCATCTATAAATGTATAAACCGTTTTAAGAGTTTCACGGTTAGTGGTATATTCTGAAGTTCCTAAAGTTCGCCCAGGCAGTGTTACGCTTTCAGCTAATACAATTCCATCCACGCCCTCAAATGCTTTAATACCTGATATGCGTTTAGCAATGTCGACTGACCATTTGTTTGATCTGGCTAATCCACCTCCACCTCTTATACTTGCCTTTAAAGTATCAATGGTTGAACTCATATGTTTTTCCTCGATTCGGCCCAAACTTTACTTTGTGAAGCCTTTTGAAATTGCTGTGTTGGTAAGAACGTCGCTATCTCCCACTCAGGAGGTTCAATCAAAACAATGCGTGAATCTATTTGAGAAGTTAAATACCTCTTGAAACAAGGTTTGAAGTGTTTCATTTTTGATATACTTTTAAGCAATTGATAACTGACTTTAAATTTAGTAGTTTCGTCATACCTTTTATTGTTTGTAGTTTCAAGTAAACCATCAAATAATATTGCTCTAAGTTTAGGCGGTAGGTAATGGAGGTTCAATCCGTAAAACCCATCTTTAGTACGTTCAACCATTATGACTAACGGAAACGAATCATAATAAGGCAAAGTCTTACGATGCTTTGGATCATAGAAAAAATGATAGAGAGAGCCAACACCGACACGTTGTCTTTTAATCAATGCAGGATCTTTTAGAATATTCTGACGGTTGAGGTCGTTCATATTCTTTAGTTTATTCATAAACCATTGCGCCGATTCTTTTGTGCGAGGTTGTACTCCACCGCGAAATGCTTGTATCTCAAGACTTCTGAAAATTGATTTATCCATCTTTTTCCTATAAACTTAAATTACCTATTGACATATCTTTATTATTTTGTTATAATAGATTAGTCAATCGGGGAGTGAGTAGATATACAGATATTATTTATTGGTAGATTAATATTAATCTGTACAAATATATATTATTTAACTAGTAAATAGTGCACAAATATATATTATTTAACTAGTAAATAGTGCACAAATATATATTATTTACCTAAAAGACGGATTCCCATGCCTTTTATAGTATTTTCAGTCCAAATAGCAAAGGTACAACCATTATCGAGAGCAAATTCAGTAGCAGCCTTCCATTTAGACATGTTCTTTGCGTATGTCATCTGTTCACGAATATATCGTTTAGTTTTACGAGTTGGTTTCTTAGGTGGCTCTGTTTCTTTTGCTGGTTTTATTTCAATTAACCATTTCTTGCCATCCGTAGATTCAAAATATACATCAATAAAATATCTATGCCGTTTATTATCAGTTGCGCACGTGTATGGAATTACTACTTCTTCAGCAGCCCATTCTTTTACTGAAGTGTTAGCATCAAGCCATCTAAACACCGACCGTTCCCACCCAGACCTATAAACACACTTGGTCACGTCGCCGGCATACTTTGCTGGATTTTTAACTTTATATGTACCTTTATAGAAATGTGCCATAATACCTTATAAATATAATTAAAGATTATACAACTATTTATACCAATGGGAAGAAGATGGCAAAAGCAGATAAGAGAGACTTTAGGTACCCAACTAGCAGTGGATCAATTGGTCAGTTTATAATATTCTATAGATACACCCATAAAAAAACAGCATTTGGTAGCATAACTTTAGCTGCGCCTAGCGGGTTTACAATTGGAGATGGTGCTTCTTATGGAAACATCGACCTAGGAGTACTTGGTGGTGACAAAAAGACCGCGGCTGCTACTGAGACTACTGCCGGTGCTGCACCGTCACGTGAAGCTATGGGTATGGCCGGTTTAGGATTATCAATCATCGGTGGTGGTAGTGGTCCAGTAGCAGCAGCAAGCAATCTTTTTTCAACAAAAAACAGTATAGCAAAGAATCCAAACACCGTAACACAATTTAGTAATAGTAATGTTCGTAGCTATTCATTTGAATTTACTTTAGTCCCAAATAGTTTAGCTGAGTGGAAAGAGATAAAGGGTATCGTCAATTCTTTTAGAGAATCGTTATATCCTGAAAAGCTAGGCGCTGCAAGCTTACTATTAAATTACCCAGATAAATGGAAATTCTCGTTTGAAGACGGGGCCCAGTCACAAGTCCCAGGGTCATGGTATTGCTTTTTGACTGACATGTCAACATCATACAATAATTTTGGTAATGCCTATCACGAAGACGGTGTGCCAAATGATGTGAAAGTTACCTTGACTTTACAAGAAACTAAAGCGTTAAGTCGTGGAGATATACAAGACTTAGCAAATGGAGGCAGCAGATAATGGCATTCTTCGGAGCATTTCCAAAAACAAAATATGATTACCCTGGTCACAATAATACTGAAATAGTCGATATATTTAGAACCGCAAGTGCTGTTGATAGTGGTGTTGACAGGGCAGCTACATACCAAGTGTATTCTTTAGGTGACCAAAGACCAGACCAATTGGCAGAAGAACTATATGGAAATCCTGAATTGCATTGGACTTTCTTTGTTGCTAACGTACACCTTAGAAACGGTTGGCCATTATCATACTCGGCATTGGAAAATTATATTGCAAAGAAATATAACGGTTTTGCTATGACCTTATATAGAAACGATGTTAACGTTTCAGTTATTGGTGGTGTTGAGACGCCTGGAGATGAACCCGAGTCTAATACCATTGCGGGTGGCTTTCCTATAGGCTCAATTATAACTGGTACCGGTCATCCCGCGATTGCTACAGCAGAGGCCGAAGACATCCCAGCAATCGATCCTAGCGGAGCCACGGCTGAAATAATTGGCCGCAGTCCTGATACTAATACTTTATATTTTAGATATACTTCTGATAATATATTTACCGATGGTGAACAATTCTTGGTACGTGATAGCAATAACGAAACCTATAACATTAATGAGAAATACCTAATACAAGATTGGAAAGCAGCACCACACCATTATGAAGACGCTAATGGCGAATACATTACAAATCAAACAAATTTGAACTATAGTGACTATAGCGTTTCATACAACACATATGAGTCTGACCTTAACGACGATCGAAAAAATATAAGGATAATACGAGAAGAATACATTGAGGATTTTGTAATTGCATATAGGAAGGCGATAAATGAGTAACAACGATGATTATGCCGGAAAATACAAACTCGTTAGCGTAAAACTTAAAAATGCAGATGGTAACGAAGCTGATATTAGGCTTATTATAAAAGAAATACAGATTCATGAGTCAATTAATATGACATTTGCTTTGTATTCATTCCACATCATTGATGCTGTTATGCTATTAGAAAATCTAGGTGTAACAGGCTCAGAGCAAATAACTTTAGAAATATTATTGAAGGACACTGATACCCTAAAAACCATAGAACTTTCAGTTATTGATTATGGTGGATATAGCAGACCAAATAACCAATCACAAACATATACTATTACTGCTATAAACCAAACTGCAATGAATGCATCCGTGAAGCGTATTAGTACAGGCGTTAATGGGAGTGCTTGCGGAATTCTTCAAGACTTATATAGTGAGATTGATCAGAAGAACCCAATAACATTAGAAGACGCCGCAGATGAAGGCAACTTTGGCGGAATCATTCCAAACCTTACTTATCGAGATGCATTTGCATATTTGATTTCAAAAGCACAGACTACTAATAATGGTATGTTTTTCTTTTATGAAACCATTTGGAATGGACAAGTGATTAATAGTTTTGAAAACATGATTAGTTCGGATATTATAGGAAAGTACAGTTTAAATGACGGTGCTGAATCTGGCCAAGATAGCGATTTTAATGAGTCGATAGCATACAAAATAAAAAGCATACAATCCGATTTTGGTCTATCAGCCTTTAAAACCTTTAAAGAAGGCGGTGCTACGTCTAAAACTCATATGATTGATATATCAACTAAAGAATATACTGAGTATTTTTTTGATATAAGTAAGGATGATATGCCATCTTTTAGTAAAGACTACGTTGTCTCAGATAATTATCATATAGATTTAGCTGACACTGAAGGAGCTTATTTTGTTTCAAACCGAAACGTAAAAGCATATGATGGCAAGTTTGAAAATTTTAGTCAACACACCGACACAAGCTTATACAAAAAGCGAGCACTGCTTAGTAATTTATATGCAATGTCGCATACTATTGATATAACTGGGTCAGATAGTATTTCTTCTGGCAAAACTTTAGAAATTGCATTGCAGCAAGCTACCGATCCTACAATAGTTGATGTACACCACGATGAAATGTTGAGCGGCAATTATCTTATTACTGAAGTTGTTCACAAGTTTAATGATAATGGTGTGTATTATGCAACTGTTACTATTAAGAAAGATTCTTTTGATAGAAAGTTAATGATGAGAGGAGGAATATTTTGATGGAATGGTTTACCGGAGTGATTGAAGATATAAATGACCCAATGATGATGAACCGAGTTAGGGTTCGCTGTTTTGGTATTCATACTAATAACCTATCAAAGATAAAACTTGAAAATTTACCATGGGCTTTAGTAATGTTACCAACTACATCATCGGGTGTAAACGGTTTAAGACAGTCTATACACGGCCTATTAAACGGCTCGTGGGTGGTTGGTTTCTTTAGAGATGGTGCAGGTAAACAAGATCCGATTATAATGGGAACTGTTGCAAGCACATCATTAGTTGGGCCAGACAAAACTGTTGGGTTTAACGATCCAAGTGGTACTTATCCTAAAGCAACTCACATTGAAGAACCTGATGTAAATAGATTGGCAAGAGCTGGAGATAAAGAAACTGATATTCCAACCTTAAAAACTGATTCGGTTACAACTGAAGTACCTGATGCGCTTGGTGCCACTTGGTCAGAACCAGTTACTCCTTATGCACCTGTATATCCATTCAATACTGTTAACGAAAGTTTATCTGGTCACGTTAACGAAGTAGATGATACTAAAGGCGCTGAAAGATTGCATGAATATCATAAGTCAGGAACCTTTAAAGAAATACATCCTGATGGCACAACTGTTACTAGAATCAAATTAGATAACTACGAAATAGTATATGGAAACGATTTCTGCAATGTAAAAGGTAATGTTGCATTGACAATTAACGCAAACTGTTCTACTTATATAAAAGGTAACTGGGATGTTAAAGTTGATGGCGAAGTAAAACATGTATTTGCTAAAACTTTAACAACTGAGGTAGGCGGTGATGTCACTGAAACGTTTAGCTCTAATCAAACTACTAAAGTATCGGGTAATATTGATATTGATGCTACAAGAGTTGACATTAACTAATGAGTGTTTTATCGATACCGCCAAACTTCCCGTTTGGTCAATTTGAAAACACTTTAACTATCACTGATGGCCTTGGAACTTTTGTTAATGAGAACAGAGCAAACGCTGCCGAAACAAAACCATATGAATCTAAAACGGTTTCATTTGTTGCGGTCGGTAGCTCTGACAGCCAAGGCGCATTAGTTACTACTGCATCCGGAATGCCACCGGGGATTAATTTTGTTGATGAAGGGTCTGGTAAATTGCATCTTGTCGGAACGCCAAGCGATTCGATTATACCAACATATTCTGGTAACGTATACGAAAAGGGTAATGGTAGTGTTAGTACAGGCGGTACTCCTTCATCATATACATTAGGCGATGCTGTTAACATTTATAAAGAATTTACTGTTACTGTTAAAAGCAAAGATAATGCAACAGCTCAATTAGTTTTACCATTGTTTGTCATAAAGGATTGGAACACTGAAATGAATAGTTTAGTAAATAAAGTTAATAGCGAATATCCGGAGTAATTTATGGCAAGACCTGCAGCAAGAGACGGTGATTTAGACACTGGCCACGGACCCTGGCCCCCACGTGCTAATACATCAAAAAGCAGTAACGTTTTTGTTAATGGTAAAGGTTCTTTACGAAAAGGTGATTCATATGATGTTCACTGTGTTGGGTCAAGCTGTCATGTAGGTGCAGCAAAGAAAGGATCAGGAACGGTATTCATTAATGGGCGTGATGCAATGCGAATAGCTGATCCAATTACATGCGGTTCCTTTATTGCTCAAGGATCTAATAATGTTTTTATTGGCAAATGATAATAAATACTAACTATTAAATAGTAGTATAAGAAAATGTTTATAAATATTAACTATTAGATAGGAGTATTAAATGAGTATCGTATCAGCTTTAAAAGCGGAGTACAGTGATTTCGACCTTACGTTAAAACCGCATCCTGAAAGAGGTGACATTGTTCCGCTTAAAGATCTTGCTGCGGTGAAGAACTCAATTAAAAACATACTTAATACTAGGCCTGGAGAAAGACCTTTCGCTCCGACCTTTGGTTGCGATTTATATAACTATTTGTTTGAGCCGGATGATATAATAACAAGAGCAGCAATAAGACGAGCTATTAATGACAGCTTACTCACGTTTGAGCCTAGATTTAAAGTCAAAGACATTGACCTAAGCACGGACAATAATAACACTTACCATATCACTATCAGCGGCATTATTATAAACTCGCAAAGAGATGTAGATATAACCCTTCTTATTAAGAGATTTTCATAAATGGCTAATACAGTTTCCAATATATCAAATTTAGACTTTACGTCAATCCGTCAAGAACTTAAAGACTTTTTGCAGGATCAAGAAGAATTCATCGATTACGACTTTGAAGGGTCCGGCATTAGTTCACTTGTAGACCTTCTTGCTTATAACACTCATATGAATGCAATGATGGCGCATTTGACGGTCAATGAACCATTTCTTGAAACCGCTCAATTAAGATCTAATATTGTATCACATGCATATACTTTAGGTTATATACCTAAGTCAGCTGAATCTGCAAAAGCTACTTTAGACGTAGTGGTTACTGGGACTGCGGCATCACCTACGCAAATAGTGTTTCCTGATGGGTTTAAATTTAGCGGAAAAAA